AAAGCAGTTGAAGCAATAAAAGATGAGCCAAAAACAATACCCGAAGCGTGAGTACCATCCTTGCTCCGATCATTTTCAAGGTAATGAAATATCAGAGGATGTTTGGTTAAGTGGAATTGACCGGATGAAATATGCTCTGGGACAAATGAAAGCAAAAGAGCATTGTGATATATTGAAAAGAGATAGATTAAAAGTTAAATAAGCCGGGGAAACCCTAACCTTAATAACTATGAACGATATTGACACAATAAAAATATGGAACGAAAGAAAAGACTTTGCTAACGAGAGAGAGTTAGAAGATTTTGTCTTTGATAATTCAGCTTTTTGGGTAAAAGATTTCTATGGACGAGACAAATGTAAAATAACGAGACAGGGGTATTTTGGAAACATAAAGTTTTTTGGAGCAAATAAACCAAGAATTGATTTATATTTAGAGTTGGACAACGGTAAAAGAATAGGAATTGAAATCAAAAATCCAAATCAATTGTATTCAGAATTATCCCGGTCAATTTCTCAATTGTTGTCATATTCAGTAATAGCAGATGAAACCGGAAATAGTTTTGATGAGTTAGCAATAATAACCTCAAAATTTGATCCAATATTAACAAAGGTAATTAAGAAGTTTGACCTCCCGATTAGAGTGTTTATTGTTAATAAAGTAATACATTGTGAAATAATATGAAAGCAAAAATAGGTAGACCAACAAAATATAAACCAGAGTATTGCCAAGAGATAATTGAGTTTATGAAACAGGGATTTAGCAAAGACGCTTTTGCTGGACATATAGGCGTTTCTTCTCAACAAATCTTTAGGTGGAAAAAAAAGTATAAAGACTTTCGCACCTCCATAAAGAAAGCAGAGGCGGCGTGTCAAGAGTTTTGGGAAGAGTTAGGTATTCAAATGGTACTGGCTGGACAGGGTAATGCCGCCGTTTGGATATTCAATATGAAGAATAGATTTAGGAAAACCGGGTGGTCTGACAAAACCGATACAGATATTAAAAGTGGAGGAAAACCAATTAAGATCAACACGATTATTTATAAGTAATGGAAATAACACTACCAAACAACTTTATACCGAGGGACTATCAACTACCGGTACTCAAAGCAAAGGACGCCGGAGCAACGAGGATGGTTTGTGTTTGGCCTAGAAGATCGGGAAAAGACAAGGTGTTGGTAAATATTACGGCAAAAGCGATGTATGAGAGGAAAGGAACTTACTTTTATATCGCTCCTACCTATCAACAAGGCCGAAAGATTATCTGGAACGGTATGGATGGAGCTGGTTTTAAGTTTACCGATCACTTCCCTCAACAGTTAAGAACCCGGACTGATACTCAACAAATGATGATTGAGATGAATAATGGCTCTATTTTTCAGGTAATTGGATCTGATAATGTGGACTCAATCGTTGGATCAAACCCGGTGGGAGTTGTTTTTACAGAATACTCACTCCAAGATCCGGCAGTTTGGGCTTACCTTAAACCAATTCTTGACGAAAACGGAGGCTGGGCAATATTTAATTACACCGCTAGAGGTAAAAATCACGGATACACGATGTATATGATGGCGAAGAAATTGGACTGGTTTCATCAATTCTTAACCGTTGAGGACACTCACCAATACTCAAAAGAGAAATTGGACGCTATTAGAGCCGAGTACGTTGAACTTTATGGCGATGACGCCCTCTTTTACCAAGAATACTACAATCGTTGGGAAGTGCCTCTATTGGGTGCTTATTACGGCAAACAAATGAACCAAGCGAGAGAGGATGGCCGGATCATCAATCTACCACCACTTCAAGGCTTCCCGGTGGAAACATTTTGGGATTTGGGGATGGATGACTCTATGACTATTTGGTTTGTCCAGAGATCGGGAAACGAAAAAAGAATTATTGATTATTACGAAAACTCCGGCGAGGGACTGGCTCATTATATCCAAGTCCTCAAAGATAAGGGTTATAGTTACAAAGATCATTACGCTCCCCACGACATCCAAGTAAGAGAATTGGGAACTGGTGTCTCCCGGTTGGAAACAGCCAAAAGGTTAGGGATAAACTTCAAAGTAGTCCCAAAATTGAGCTTAGAGGATGGAATACAGGCCGTCCGGAGGGTGTTGGGTAGTTGTTGGTTTGATGAAATTAAATGTGACAAGGGACTATCGGCTCTTAATTCTTACCACAAAGATTTTGACGAAAAGAATAAAGTCTATGCTAATTCTCCAAAACACGACTGGTCAAGCCACGGAGCTGACGCTTTCAGAGCATTTGCTATTATCGCTTTAGAGAACAAACAATACAATTATGATCCCTCACTTGGATTTGGTGGAGTAAACTCTTACTATCCCGGATTATAAATAATATGAAAATAATAAAATTGACCAAAGGTAAGGAAACAATTGTTGATAATGAAGATTTTAACTACCTTAATCAATGGAAGTGGCATATAACGAGCGGTGGTTATGCTTACAGAAGAGAGTATTTAGGAGGAGGACAACGTGATTTTAACAATATCTATATCCACCGATTATTACTAAAAAATCCGATTGGTTTTCAAACAGATCATATCAACGGAAACAGGTTAGATAATAGAAAAGAAAATCTAAGAATAGTGACGGCAAGTCAAAACCAAATGAACAAAGGTATTAGATCAGATAATTCTACCGGATATTCCGGTGTTTGGTTTGATAAATCAAGAAATAAATGGGTAGCAGAATTGTGGTTTGAACACAAAAAAGTTTTTTCCAAAAGGTTTAGTGAGCTTGATGACGCTATTTTGGCTAGAAAAATAGTAGAGGAGTTATATTTTCAACAGTATCGCCGAAAAAGGTGATATATTCTTTTATATGGCAACAGATAACATAATCTCTTTAGACAAATTAGAGTATATTTTGAACGCAAGTGTAGAAGATGGATGGGCTTTTCAAAGTAAACGCCACGAAGATTGGAAAATGAATTATGAGCTAAGCCGGGATAAAGTGATCGTCAACCGATTGACTCAACGCCAATCAGTCAATATCCCCTTAATGAAACAGATAAATAAGACGATACTTAGTAAGATAGATGACTTTATTGACCTTGAGTTTATAAACCTAGACAACGATAAACAAAAAGAATTATTTTATAACCAATACTGGACTGATGTGGTTAAAGTAGAGAACCAGCTAGAACTCAAAGATAAAGTAGACAAGAAACAGGTAATTACTTTTGGCCGGACATTTGAAAAGTTAAATGTGATGAAAGGTAAGGTTAAATTTCACGTTATTGATCCAATTGATATGAGAGTTGATCGCTTTGTTGATCCAACCAACCTTGACTCTGCCCGATACATAATCCAAGACAATATATTTGAAACCTTAGATGACCTCAAATCCAACTCAACGTATGATCAGGATGTTGTCGCTCAAATGGAAGAGTTTTTTAAGACCGAGCAAGGATTGATAGTTTCATCCGAAAATGCCGAGAAATTAAGAGTCAAAAATGAAGCTCTAAGTGAGATGGGAGATACTGATATTGATAATCCGGCCATTGGCCAAACATTAGTCCAGCTCCAAGAGGGATTTATCAAAGTCTATAATCCGGAAATTGATGAGGACGAAATAATCTTTACCTTATCCGGAGCAATCAAACTTGAGGGAGCAACAACACGCAAAATTCTATTCTCTGATACCTTAGAAAACGCTATTGGTGTTACCTCTGATCATTTTTGGAGGTATCACTATCCTTATGAGTCTTGGGGTGAAGATCTTGAGAACCGGGACTTTTGGTGTGATGGTGTTGATGACGCCGTGAGAGTCCCAAATCAGATCGTCAACTCTTGGTTTAGCCAAACAGTTGAGAACCGAACAATGAGGAACTTTGGGATGAATTATTTTAATTCCAGTAACTCCGGAGAAGATGGAGCGTTTGTGCCTCAAACCTTTGAACCAAAAGCGTGGGGATGGTATCCAATTCCCGGTAATCCTAATGAATTGATTAAGAGTGTAGAAATACCACAACTCAACGGTAATCTTGAAGAGATAAACTTTGTTGTCCAGATCGCCGAAAAAGCCTCTGCCGCAACTGCCATTACTCAAGGTGTCTCCGAACAAAAGAAAATTACTCTTGGCGAAGTTGAACTCTTGGCCGGTAATGCTCTTGATCGTATCCAGTCTATGTCTCTCTATTATCAACAGGCGTGGCTCAATCTTGGTCGTAAATACATCAAATTGATGGAAGCTATGGGTAATGATATTGAAGCCGTTAAACTTTATAAGCAAGGATATAAAGGTACGGTATTTTCCAAGACAATTACACCTCAAAGCTGGAAATCTGCCTCCGGATACTCTTGTAAAGTTATCAGTAAAAAGGATAAATCCGATCAAGATCTGGAACAGATCAACAAACTAACAGCCGTCAAATCATTTTTACCCACAAATCAGACACTATCTAACATTATCAAAAAGAAATTATTAGACATTGGAGGTCTTACTCCGGATGAAACCAAAGAGATATTGGCCGAAGAAGAGAAAATGGCTCAAGTCATCCCCGGAACGGAGATGATGAACCCGGCTAATCCGGCTATGGATCAACCAGCCGCTCCAGCTCCAGCACTACCTATACAACCAAACGCTTAAAAATTATTTATTAAATCAATACAATGAATATATTGGATAATATCGTAGAAAAGTTAGGCGGATACGATAAACTAAACGCCGCCGAGAGAGAAACTTATAAGGAACACTTAAAAATTATTGAGGGGAAAGCAGTCAACCTTGATGACACTAAAAAGTTTGTCCGGACAATGATCACCGTAATTGAAAGGGATCTAGTCAATACCAAAGAAAATAGTGTAGAGTCAAGAGGACTCAAAGCTAGACTCAAGAATTTCCTATTATTAGAACAATTTATCTTTAGTCCCGAAAAGGCTAAGGAAGCATTAGAAACATTTTATAAGGAGCAAATATGATCGCCAAAAAAACACTAGATCCGGCTACCCGGACAATGTTAGAAGAGTTATTAGGTAAATCCGCAAAGGATCTGACCTCGGATGAGATAGCATTTCTCCACGCCAGAAGCCCTTATTTAACCGATAAGGAAATTGCCGCAATCCCGGAGATCCAAAAGGCCGAAGTTATTAAACCAAAAGCAAAAAGAAAATATCTTAAATAATTATTTATTAGCAAACCCCGAATAGGGACGCAAAACTATGAC